GTATCTCCGTCTGAGGTTTCAAGTGAAAGTTCTTCTGTTAGTCCATCTAATTCGCCTAGTTTAAGCCCCTCTAGTAGCGTATCTCCGTCTTTATCGCCTAGTTCCTCTGTAAGTTCTTCTTTAAGCCCTAGTTCGTCAAAAAGCCCTTCTTCAAGTGTCTCGCCATCTTTATCTCCTTCTTCAAGCCAGAGTCCTAGTATCTCTCCTAGTAGTTCTAAAAGTCCGTCATCATCTGTTAGTCCAAGTAGAAGCCCGAGTAATAGCCCGTCTATAAGTCCTAGTTCTAGTGTCAGCCCATCTAATAGTCCCTCAAGCAGTCCTAGTCTCTCGCCTTCCTCAAGCGTATCTCCCTCACAAAGCCCAAGTATTAGTCAGAGCTTAAGTCCCTCTTCTAGTGTTTCTCCTTCAGTTAGCCCGTCGGCAAGTCCTTCGGTGTCTCCAAGTTCGAGTGTAAGCCCAAGTGTGAGTCCAAGTAGGTCTCCGAGCATCTCTCCTTCCAGCTCAATTAGTCCAAGTATAAGCCCGAGTATTTCTCCATCAAATAGCCCCAGTAGTTCAGTCAGCCCGAGTCAGTCTCCCTCTCTGAGTCCGAGTGTGAGTCCGTCCTCATCGGTAAGTCCATCTGAGAGCCCCTCGAAGTCTCCATCAGTAAGCCCGAGTAGTTCAATAAGTCCAAGCGTTAGTCCCTCGGCAAGTCCGTCTCTGAGTCCCTCAAGTAGTAAGAGCCCGTCTGTTAGTCCCTCAGTCTCTCCTTCAGTTAGTCCAAGTTCCTCAGAGAGTCCAAGCACTTCGCCCAGTCCGAGTCCCAGTGCTTCTGAGAGCCCCAGTACTTCGCCAAGCCCTAGCCCGAGTAGTAGTGAGTCGGCTTCCAATAGCCCGAGCCCCTCACTTCCATTTGATACAGAGTATTCAAAGCTGTGTCTATTCAGGGGTGAAAACGGAGTTATCAGTGTTGGTTATTACGTCCAGATGGTTGGCCACATGCCATTTTACGTCAAGGTTTCCTAATCCACCAGCAACTCCAGCATTTCTTTAATCGTTCTGGTGCGCTCGGTTGCTACAGTTTCAATGACGAATTGCGACACCTCTTTTCTCAGCTCAATGTCTCCATCGGATTCAATATCCCACGGAGAAAAGAACTCGGCTAATTTAATTTCAAGTTGTATATCTCTGTCTGTCATTCTGCTTCTCCTTTGAGTAGGGATTGAATAGCCGTATGTACTTCAATCAGCGTCACTGTTTCCCATTCTTCAATTTCGCCATCAGTAAAGTCACCATCTTCTCTGACTAATTGGTGTGTTAGTTTTGCTGCAATTTCTGTCCTCTGTTCATCTAATACTTCCTCAATAAAATCCCAAAAGTCAGCCTCTGATGGTTCTGCGCCCCATTCCTTAATTAACCATCTACCATCGTCCATGTGTACAAATCTTTCCTTAAATCTGAGTTTCCAATTGGTTTTAGTCTGTGGTTCATTCTGCTCAGTCTGTGGTGTGTCGTTTGTGGTTGTATGTGATTCATCTAAGTGTGGTTTTCCGCACATACAGTAATCTCCAAGATTCCCTTTTTTATATGTGTGTGGAGTCATAGCTCTCCTCTTTCGTATTCTTGAAGTACTTGGGGTTCTTTTACTTTCACTATTGGAAGTCCATCAGCCGCTACATTCCCCAAGTTGTATTTTTGACGATTGTTTACGAACTCCCCATTACGTTGAGACATGACTGATTTTTCAGTTACTTCCATCACAAATGATCGCTTCTCATCGACACGTTTTATTCCCTCATCAAAGTGTTCTTGGCAAAACATAAAACCTCGGTATTCATAGGTTTCAGAGTCATCAAAATAATCTTTGCAAATCTGGCATTTGTTAGTCATAACCCCCCCTCAGCCATTAGTAGGCTAATTCCTAATACTACGCTTCCTACAATCGCCAGACCCAAAATCCACAGTCCCGTAGGGTCATCGTCATCTACACCCTCACAGTGTTCCTTGCACTCTGAACAGATCAGTTGGTCAGGGTCAGTGGGTGCGCTACAACAGTTGCTTGTCATAATTCTTTCTCCTGCTGGTTTGATAGGGATTTTCTCTCTACTACTATGGATTCAAGCACTCTGTCTTTCGCATGTACGCCCTCTCCATTATAAAGACGAAGATTGCCAGTCCACCAATCTCGCTCCCTCTCCTCTGCTCGCTGTTCCACTTTGGCGATTAGGTCCAAGAGTTCTTTTTTAGTGTCTTTGTGTCCAAGGCACACCCTACTAGCACAGCAGAGGTTTATTCCCATGAAAATATGATCCTGCTCTTGTTTGTTTTGTTTCATAATTCCCTCTCATATCTATCAATCATCTGCTTCAAGGTCAGCAGCACCAGAGTAATTATTACTACTATTCCTAAGACCACGCCAAAGTAAAATCCGATTGTAAAGGTCATTTATGCCTCAATCTTCATGTTTTGGTACTCCGCCTCAGTCATGCTAAATTTCCAAGCCATACAACCATCTGCACTGCCTAATTTACCCACCTCTGGGTCAATACCCGAAGCGTAAACCCTGCCCGTAGACGGACAACTGTATTTTAGGTAATAGGCATCTGTTTGAAAAATATCCTTGAGCAAGTAGAGTTCGTTACCTCTTTTGGACTTGTCAATTAGCTTTGAATTGGCGGTCTTGAACAGCCTCTCAACTCCAACCAACTTTAGGGCTACCATTCTTTGCTCCATGTTTTCAATGGTTAGGATAGTTTCAATTCTGGTCTGCTTGCCAGTTACTTTTTTCCATAGCTTCTCATCAAACCTGATTCCGTGAATGAGATAATATCCCACACCGTCACGCCACTCGATTGCTTTGCCAGTAATACTATGTAATTTGCCACTCTCATCTCTGTCTAGTGTTTTAGGATGTTCGACTAGCCAGCACTCATTCTCGTAGAAAGCACATCCAGTGACATTCTCAGATAATTTTAATAACCAAACAATTTTATTCTTTTCAAAGTATTTGTGGAAGAATCCGTAGAAAGACCAACCATCTGCGTTATAGTAACTCCAGACTGAATTCCAGACTGAACTCCTGACTGAACTCTCGACTGAACTCCTGACTGAACTCCAGACTGAACTCTCGACTGAACTCCTGACTGAACTCCAGACTGAACTCCAGACTGAACTCTCGACTGAACTCCAGACTGAATTCCAGACTGAACTCCAGACTGAATTCCAGACTGAACTCCTGACTGAACTCTCGACTGAACTCCTGACTGAACTCCAGACTGAACTCTCGACTGAACTCCCGACTGAATTCCCGACTGAATCAGCCTTATACGCACACATAGCTTCTGGAGATTTGAACCATCTTATTTTCTTAGGTAGTTTAGTACCGCTAATTTTATAAGCGTTGATAGCGTATTTCTCCACTTCTCTTCTGTTAGTCTTTTCTGTTGAGAGAAACTTTTTAATCTGCTCATTAGCATATTTTTCTGCCTCTACTAATTGTTCGGGAGTTAGCTCGGTTTGTTCTCTGGTTATTCTAAGTGATTTTTTCATTAGTCCTTTACTGCGTTAATTGTTTCCTCGATATAATCAAACTCTCGCTCTGGTATGACCACATATACCCCAGAATTAAACTCAATGGTGTCGTGTTCTGGGTGTACCAATTTAGCAGTTCCTTTGACCTCGAACTTAGTTTTATCACCAACTATTGTTGAATTGACACCTGCGACAAGCACATGGTTGTGTCCAGTCTGCTCGCCCTCGGCTACAGTTAGTTGTTTCTGGGTTTTGCCAGTTACTTTGTCATTGGTTCTCTCAACCCTGAAATCACCTTGTCTAATATTTTTTGTCATTTCTGTCCTTTCTTTAATTAATCCCTCATTCCAAGCCCTATAAAGAGCCTGGATCAAAGATTAAAGATTGACTTCTCTATTTAATCGCTCGACTTTTCGGTTAAGCTCCTTTGTCAAGTCAATGATCGCCATTAAGCGACCAGTGGCTTTATTCATGTTTGGTTCAGCCATTTTGTTGCCATCAGTTTCTTCTGGCATCGGCTCAATTAGTGGTTGCAGCTTTTCTTCTAAGAAACCCATTTGATTTTTCCTACAAAAGATAGTTTTCTAAAAACTTGTTTTTTATGTTGCTGTAAGTTCATAATTCCCCACCTTTCATCTGAGCTAACTTCGCTCTGAGTTCGGCACGGAATGGTGACATATCTACGCCATCAATATACAGCGGCATTTCATCCATCCAATCCAGAACTTCCTCAATAACGGCTTTTCTCTGCTCCTCTAGGGCAGTGGCGAGGAAGTTTTTAACTTCTGCAACAGCAGCTTTATAATCAAGAACTTGTGGTAAAAAAGTTAGGTCTTTAGCTCTTTTCATGTTGTCTCCTTTTGAACTCGGCATCTATGGCTCTTAAAAAACCTGGGTCTTGTTGCTCATATTTCTTAGCTTTTAATCTGAGCTGAGCAAGCTCTATTACGGTCATTTCTTTTAATACTGGGTAGTTTTCCATCTCCGCTGATAGCTGTGGTTTGTTCTGTTTCTCATCTCTGTTATTCATAGTTCCTCTTTAACGATTTTATAACCGTTGTTTTTTAGTAGCCCACCAAGGGCGAGTAAGAACGCCCACTCTCTCAGTCTGCCTCTAGCCACTAGTTCCTTTGATTAAGTACTTAGTGCAGGAGATAAATAAGTCGTCACTTATTTATTGTGTCACTGTAGGAGACTCGAACTCCTGTCTGCAACCTAGAAGCTAATTAGACTTCGTTTCAGTTGCTATCCTGACCCCTAGACGAACGGTCACTCCTGCATTAAATACTCAATATCCTTTCTTACTGTCATTTGTCTGTGTCTAGGGGTTTCTCACTTCGATGTAGAACAACGTCATATTCAAGCCCGTTACCATCTTTGGAAGGGCGGATGTTTTCAATAAAGCCGATGGTTCTCTCCTCTAAGATATCTCTTAATTCTTCAAAAGTTATGTTCATCTTATTCCTTTTCTGCTAATTTCTCTCGCATCTCTGTTATTCATTTGTTCCTCTCGGTGTTTCTTAGCCATTAGGTTGTGAAATTCGTCTGTCATTTTGCTTCCTTTTCTTAAAATCTTATATTGTTTTAATAGGCTTGATGCCTTCTTTTTCGTTTTCTTCCAACAATTCTCTCTTTTTAGTGCCCTGAGATCGAACCCACTTGAAATACGCACTACCTTTTTTCTTGTTAGTTTCGCCACCCTTCTTACCAATGTTGGAATAGTGTTTTCTTACTTCTTCTGAAACTTCCATGTTGTCCTTCTGTTTAACCTGTTTAACTACTTATCATAGTCTATCATTAAACAGACAGTTTGTCAATCATTGAAAGTAATTCTTGGAGGATTTCTCGCTTTTGTAAATCAGTTACACGCTCTCTGTCAAAACGATTTGATTTGAGGCTTAAATATTGTATTCGCTCTTCTCCTATTTTTTTGAGAATGGCTAGTGTAAATGGCGTAGGGTTTGATCCGAAGTTTCTATTACTGTGCTCCCAGTTACAACCAGAGCATTGTGGGAATAAGTTGAGAAGATCCCATCTAAGAGTGAAATACTGGCGGCTAACATAGTGACCAACCTGACACCCCTTAGGGCTTTTTGTTGGATGAAACCAGCCGTGCTGCTGACCGCAAACAAAGCAGGTGGGATTGTTGCCATACAAAAGCTTGAAGTAATCTCGTACCGCCTGATCAAGAACCTTGGTGAGTTTCTTCCCCTTCAATAATTTTTCCTTCTTCGGTTTTGGCATAGACTCCCAGATCATTCAAAATAGTCACATTTGAGTAGTAATTAATATACCACCTATTAGACTCCTGAGAGAAATAGACTTCTGGTCTGCCTTCCCTTGAAGTTTTCTCTTTAACTTCGCGCACAAACTCGTTGTGTCTGAGGTGTTGCAGGTCTTCAATCTGGGTTATTGCGTCTTCTCTGCTCATTCCTTTAAGCAAAGGGATCATCATTGAGAGCCGCCCGACATTCATTTTAGCAACATCTTCTATAGGAAGTTTGAGGGTGTCAATGTAAAAATCGTATGTGCGGATATAAAGGTAGGCAGACTCCCTGGAAAATGAAAGCTCGTCGGAGGCTAGAAACTGACTGAAGCTATCGTAGTCGAGAGTTTCATACAGCTTCTCGTCACGAAACTTCTTGAGCAGAGCCCCAATAATCAGGAACAAGCCGTCGCTGCTCTTCTTAGCCTTGATAAGTAGTTTCCACCCCTCAAAAGCCTGGTCTTCTTTCGAAAGGGTGGTGTCTACAGTAAAGCTATCAAAAATATTAACTGTTGGTGAATACTTCTCTAAAAAGTCTGTCATTTAGAAATTTGGATCTTCTACTACTACACCTTCTGTTTCAAGCGAGCTAAACATCATTTTGTCTAGGTCTTCGTAGCTCAGTTCTTGTTGATCTTTAATTTCTTTAGAAACAGGTTTTGGCGGTGCGGCGACACAAGAATACTTGGTTTTCATTCCAGAACCAGTCTTGCCGACTTTGACATCGTAGGTTTGAGCGTCACCATAATCAGGATCTTGGTCGTATTCCCATAAGGACTTGATAATGGTGGCTTTGTCTGTTTCAAAAATCTCAAACTGTTCTGAGTCATAGTTGTAAACCACACAAGCTAGAAACTGCTTAACCTTGCTTGGTGAGTTGGTGTTTTTGTCGATTCCAATGGCGCTCACGGGCATTTCTTCGGAATCTCTAACCCTTGTTACCTCGCCATCTTTCCAGACGCTTTTTCCCACTACAAAATCAGTCATACAGCGCAATCTAACTGTTTGACCAGACTCTAGGTTCTGCATCGTATACCTGCTACCAGTTTGGGGCGTGAAATCTTTGGGCAATGCCATGACTTCCTTTCATTTACTATTTACTATTGCCTCATGCCTACTTTGGCTGATTGGCTCTTGTAGCTGTAATCATTGCACAGGTATCATAGATTATCAATAAGCAAATTAATAAACTCATCTCTCTCGATCTCTTTAGCGCACAGAGCTACCTCGAGGGCAAACCAAGCCTTTTCAAACTGGGGGTGTTTTGGAAAGCTAAACATCCATTCCCTAATCTCAAGTATGGAGCTGTCTAGCTCCTTTGCCGTGAGGGAGTAGTAGTTTTTTACGGTCATTAAAATGCTCCCGCCAATCTACTCGCATACTCGCTCTCTTCAAGTATGACCGCCGATCCGTCTATAAATCTTATCCTAACTCCTCCGTTTGGACCAGATTTTGTCTTATGAACGATAATGACTCCCTCGTTGGTATACTTGACCCCAAGTGGATCGTTTTCATCTTTCTTTCTGCCGAAAATCAATACATCGGTGGCATCCTGTGAGAAGGCGGCAGACCCAGAAATGTCGTGAATTGTTAGCTCTTTTTGCTTTTTGCCAGCGCCACTCGGCTTTCTTGGGTGGACAATTAAGAAAACAGCGGTCTTCATTCTCTTGGCAAATAAAGCCATTGTTTTCATTGAGTTTTTTTCAGACTGAATGGTGTTTTTAGAATCATTAACAAAATACCCGAAATGATCAATAATGATCAGATCATACCTCGGTGAGTTCTCAACAATGTCAATCATTTCGTCCAGGTTCTCAATGTTTTCCTTTGTGTAGATGTCTATGTTGTCATTGACAAAATCGGGCGGTGTTAGGTCTTCCGTAGTTAGGTCGTCAAATCGTTTATTGCACCAAATTGAGGCTAGATAGTTAATAATTGATATATCTGGCTCCAAAGCAAAATAAAGAACCTTTTTGCCCTGTTTGGCGACCCTGTGTGCAAAATTACAAGCTATCGTAGACTTACCAACATTGGTTTGACCAGTCATTGTATAAAGCCTGCTCGGTACAAATCCTTTAATGATTTTGTCTAATGAGTCATAACCAGTAGAGGGCGCTTGCTCTTCCAGAGCCCTATCTTTAATCCTTAGTTTTGAGACATCAGACAGTTTCTTAGGCTTGTTGTCGAGTATTCCCTGAATCTTCTTGATTTCTTTCAAAACAGAGTTGGGGTCTTGGTTGTCTAGCTTTTGAATTTTCTTTTTTAGAGCAATCCTTTGTTGAAGCTCTGCAAACTCTTTTATGTTTTTATCTCCTATGGCTGATGAAAACGACATTTCGACTGTTAAAAGCTTGGTTAGGTACCTCCTGTCGAGTAAGTCGTTTATCAAAAATTCTGAGAAAGTATATTCTGCCTCTGACTTGATGTAGTCTTTCGCCATTGCCAAAACCACATGGGCTCTGGTTGAAAAAGTAAGTCCCTTTAGTCTTCCCAGATAGGCTCTAAGCTCTTCTCTCTCTAGAGTTATTAGGAACGCGATTATTTTGTCCTCAAGCTGCGATAGTTTATCGTATGTCATAAGCCTCCAATAATTGATTGTAAAAATCACCTTCCTTATCTTTTTTGGCAGCAGTTTTGTTGGCTTTTTGTGAACAAAACCTGTCTACATAGACGAACATATCTTTGCCCCAAACTTTTTTATCGTAAGAACTTCCGTTCACCCATTGAATATAAGCTGATTTGCAGTCAAGAACTTCTTGCTTAGAAATACTGTGTTTTTTGGAGAGTTCTTCAATCTCTAATTCTCCAACATTATCTTTGAGAGATATGGCGATACCCGACGATCTGTCAAGAACTCCAGTGTTTTCTGCTCTAATTAGCTTTTCTGTGTATGAAGTTAGGGAGTCTCCACTCAGGTAGGGTTTTAATTTCTTGGCTTTTTTTCTGGCTCTGGTTATTTTCTTCCTTTCAAGGTATTCCACCAACTCTTGAGAGTCTTCTGGGCTTTGGTTTCCCTCTTTGTTTTGGGATTGAGGAAAACTGGGGAGGTTCGGAGGGGGGGTAGCACCCCTCTGATGTTTTTCTTTATATATATTCTTTACTATATACTCGCCATTTATGGTGGACGGGGGTGCCCCATTTATGGTGGACGGGTGCTCCATGACCCCTTTTTGGTAGGCGTAAATATGACGGATTGTTCCGTAGTTTTCACCGATTTGACCCGTTCTCTCGTTTTTCTTAACTTTTGTTATCTCCAGGCTAAGAAAACCTTTTTTAACCAATTTTGATATATGTTTACTGACCATACTGTCTGATAGGCCCACTTGCTCTCCAATCCAAGCGTTGCTGGCGTAACAGTAGCCCTCCTCTTTGGTTAAACCGACAATGATTCCGAACACGGTTTTTTCTTGCATAGACAATTCTTTGCAAGTCATTATGTGTTCAGGGATAAATAGGAAACTCACCGCTGCCTTCCTGTGTAACATTACACGACTAGATACTAAAAAACCGCTTAATTGGTAGCAAGCTGAACCACAGCCTTTGGCAAGCGTGTACCTGCCACCAATCAAACGGTCTTTGTGTGGTTCAATTCTAACATGACCCCCGCTTGCCAAAGGGGTGGGAGTAAACTCTCCCACTTATGTAGTCATACCTAAGTTAATAGGACGATAATAAGTATACTCACATTCGGATTATTTTGTAAAGAATATCTTTTTATATCAAAACTATATCAAAAACCCCGTACTCAATATCGCGTAAGTACGGGGTCTCCATGTTCAGTTGTCGCCAAAGCCACAAAAGATATGTGTTCTAAGCTACTCTGTTTTTAGTAAGCTGTCAAGAGTTATCTTTAACCCTCCTTCTCTCAATTTTTCTTTCAAAGCTCTCGCTCCTTGTGCAACCACTTCTCCATCCAACTTATAGAACGCCCCTGAAGCTGTCAGGATGCCCGATTTCAGGTATTTCTCTATCAAATCGCCCAGTGTATCAATTCCATACTCATTGATCTCAAATTCAGCCTTTCTAAACGGTGTGGCAAACTTGTTTTTAATCACCTCCGCTGTATATTTGCCGCTGACCCTCTGACCGCTACCGTCTTTGATCTGTCCAACATAAGACATCTTGACCCTAAGACTGGCGGCGTATCGTACCGCACTCCCACCAGAGGTCACATCTTTATTTCCAAACCCAAAACTACCAATGTTTGCCCTGAGCTGGTTTGTGAAGACTAGAGCCAGTCCAGACCTGGCAATGCTTGGAACGAGCTTCCTCATCGCTTGTGACATTAACCTTGCTTGACTAGCCATAGGTGCGTCACCAAAATCTTTGTCAATTTCTGATTGAGGCACTAAGTGAGCAATGCTGTCTACAACTACGAGCCCGACCTCTCTACTACTAGAGCAATACTCGATCAGGTCAAAGGCTTCTTCTGCACTATTTGGCTGGGCGAACAACAAGTTGCCTGGACTAACTCCAATAGCATCCATTCGATCTTTGCTTACCGCCTGTTCAATATCAATAAAAGCTGTTTTAAGCCCCATGTCCTGAGCAGACTTGATTAAATGTAGACACAAGGTGCTCTTCCCAGAAGCCTCGCGTCCAAAGATTTCCGTAACTCTTCCTTTTGGTACGCCACCACCAAACACTTCGTCGATACAATCAATACCTGTTGAAATTACCTCGGTTTTAATGTCGTCAGTTGAGTCAAGCAACATGAAGGAGTTCTCGCCAAGCGTTTTGTTGGCAAGTGTCGCAATTTCTTTTATGTCCATTTTATCTCCTTGTAAGCTCGTCACCTAATAATCTTTTTGGTCGCAATACATGGCTGTAGAGCTCTTTTTGGTGAAATCCTGTTCTGTAGGTGTTGCTCACAACATCCCACTTGCCGTCAATTTTGGTAACAGCAATGCTCTCTAGTTTACCCATTGTTTTTATATTGCCAACAAAATCATATACTGTACAAGTTCTTTTACCAGGAGCTATTCTCGCACCTCGCCCGAGCAACTGACTCCACAATCTCAAGCTTTTTGTTGGTCTTAGGCTGACGATACAATCTAGTTCTGGTACATCAAAACCAACTGCGAAGATCAGAACACCGAACAACACCCGAATATCTCCACTCTTAAAGCTGTTGATGATACTTGCTCGCTCTTTCTTTTTTGTTTGTGAGGTAACTACCGCTGATCCTTCCACCAGGCTGCTCAACTTTGTTGCCTGTTCAATAGACGAACAAAACACCAACACTCTTTTGTGGTTCAGACCACCAATGAATGAAGCATACAGCGTGTAATCGTTGCACAACTCATCAAAAGCTTCTAGGTCAAAGTCACTCTTGCTTTTATTGGTTGGGATTTGGTCGTGGTCAATCACACTAACATCTTGGTAGGTTAGTTTGGTCAAATATCCCTCTTCTTGCAACTCCTTGGTGTTGAGGACATACAACATTCTAGTCCAAAAGAAAACTCCGTTCTTGGGCTTGAACCTGTTTATCATTTTAATGCAGGTTACAACCTCTAGGTTTTTCTTCTGCCAGAACTTCCCAGTGTAGCCGCTCCAACCATTCGGGTTTCTGTAAAAGCTTGACATTCTATATGGCGAGCCCGTCAGTCCGTACACTTTCTTTATCCCAGCTCCCTTGAACAGCTTTGAGTACATATTGCTTTCTTCGACATTGAACAAATCACACTCATCGAGTATCACCAGATCAATGCTTCTAAATAACCCTGGGTCTTTGTGTACCGATTGGATCGTGCCAATGGTTATGTGTTTGACCTCCTTGGTGTTCATGCTGGCTGAATAAACTCCGATGTCATCACCAATAACCGCCTTGAGTTTCTCTAGGTTTTGTTCTAGCAATTCCTTACTGGGTACAAGGATCAGAATTGGCTCATCTAGTCTGCGGGCTAGTTCTGCAATAATAATTGATTTTCCCGCTCCTTGGCAAATAGACAGTAGTTCGTTGCCCTCTTGCTCTCTAGCCAACACCATTTTCTGTACTATTCTTTCCTGATAACCCCTGAGTTCGTACTGCATTTTGTAATTCCTTATAATGTTTAGACTTACTCCTAATCTCCCTGATGTACCACTCCTTATTGTTTACCAACACTTTTGCATATTGGTTGATGGTTTTATAAGCGGTCTTTCTGAGCTCAACAGCTCCCTTGACTTCAAACAAGGTGTGTCTAAAGTAATAGAAGTCTTTCGACAACTTTACTATTTCCCCTGGCTGTGCATAAAACAACTGGGCCAAGACTCCCTGCTTACCTAAGTTCAAACCTCTTCGCGTCTTTTGTTTTAGCTGGTCTTTGCCTTCCAAGGGCTTCCCAGACTGATTGCTTAACTGCTTTGAGCTGCGTTGCATAGCCATATAAAGCTCCTTCCATCCTGTTGTTAAAAAAATCTTGTTGTAGATCCATCAGGTCTTCCGTACTATCAAAGATAAAGAAAACATCGCCGTTTTCAACTAGTCTTTCTCTTGGCTTGTAACCTTTTTGCATGAGAGCCGCCACAAACTTCGTATCTTTTGTTTTGAACAATTCCATCATATTTCATATCCCTCACTACTTAATAAATCCAACAACCTTCCAAACGCTTCTTGGCGTTTCTCTGGGTCTGCCATTGTGTCTGGGTAGTCATCGTCTAATAAGCTGTCCTCGTTTTCTATTACCATGTGATCTATAAGTTCTTCAAAAACTTCTAAAAACTCACTGTTTTTTGTTGGCGTTGTTCTTAGGTGTGTCATATTTAATATCCTACTTTTAATAATTTCTCTTGATTAACATACTCGTACACTCGTTTACAGGCTAAGAACGCCTCAAAATCGTCTGGCATTGTCTGAAATTTATATTTGCCCGTTGGCTTGCCGTCTTTGCCTGTTTCAAGCAGTAAGGTTGCAATCTCATCAACTGGTGCTTCCTTTCGTTTCATGTGGGCATAAGCAGACATCTGTAGCCCTGACTCCATGTAAATGTCCTTGCCTGTTTTAACATCAACAACCATGTGTTTGCCGCCAATTTTGGCATACATATCAAGCGTACCCGCAATTTTGTGTTCTTTATCAACCATGCTCTTTTCGCTCTCAAGTATCTGGATGTTGTGATCGCCCATGAAATCGTAGAACGCCATTGCATAATCTCTGAAGTCTATAGGAATATTCTCAATCCTCTTTTCAGTAGACTTGAACGCTTCCACAATGCTGTGTACGGTTGTGCCTCGGCTCTTTGCCTTGTCACTCGTTTTATATGGCATTGCCAGGGCTGATCTTTCGTCCATGCTCGGGTCTTGCAACATTCCATAGTAAACCTCTCGCCCGAACCAGTACATCAATGCGGGTTTATCAATCACTTTTAGAATAGTTGTTACTGATAGATATGGTTTGCCCTCAAGCCAGTAAAAACCACCGCGTCTTTGTTCAATCATTGCATTTTTAACTGACATCTTCACCTTTCAGGGCATCAATTTGCCCTTGTAAATAAATAGTGGCTACTTTTATTGTCAACAAATCGTCTTCGGTATCTAATTCATAGTCCATCATCAAGGCTCGTACTCTATTTAGTGTTCTTTCTGATATGCCTGTCATAAAATTACGCTTTCTTTGTTAGTTGGCACATCTTTGACCAAGCCATACTCGGTGTCGGTGTCAATCAGTCTTATTGGTCTGTTGGCGTCTGCTTTGCTGCTCAATATATCCCTCAACCATTGGCATACCCAGTCTGGCTGCACAATTCCGTCTTCTTTTAGTTGTTTCTGGATATAGTCGGCAAAATCTACATAGCCTAGTTGTCGCGACATTTCATTGTTAGATACAACAAACTCATCTTTGACGTGGGTTTCAGTTGGATCGTACTCAAGAAAAGTTATGCCGCTATCTTCTAGGTCTTCAAAATATTCGTCTTCAAGTCTGGTTTCTAATTGTTCGATTGTCATACAATCCTTTATAATTAATTAATATTGTGTATAGCTTATCACAAGCTATCATTATTGTCAAGCATTGTTTTATTAACAATGAAATACTTCACAATTTCCTTCCGCTTTATTTTCTAATACTTCGACCAACATAAATGCTGTATCCATTGCGTTCTTCAGGGTTTCGCCCGTGCCAACATAGTTAGCATTTTGGTGTGTAAGCGTTACACGCCAACCGTTTGCGGTTTGTTCTCTTTTAATTTTCATTTTGTCCCCTCTGGCAATCCTGCCCATTCTAGTAGTAAAGTGTCGCCTGGCTCGATAAACTCGGCTAGGCTTTGTAGCTCGGCAATCTCCTCGTAGCTTATGCGCTCGGCTTCAATCTCGCCCCTGATGTACTCAAGGCGTTTTTGGATTTTGTGTAAAGCCACTTGATAGGCAATTTCCAAAGGTAAAGGATGCTGTTTCCTGCTTTTATCATCATATTCTCTATTGAAAGCTAGTTTATAAGTTCTTCTCATTTGTTTTTTCATGGTTTCCTTTTATTTAGCTTCGTATTGGTGGATTGTTTCCCATCTAGCATTTTTACCATCATTTTTATACTGTTCGATAGTCACCTGATTGTTATATGGCATACCATCCTCGACAGTCATGCGTGACAACCAGATACGCGTACCCATTGAGTCACGTTTCAAATCATCGGTGTGTCCACTTGATATTGTTGGCATTGCTTTAAGCTCTTTTAGAGTAAAGCTAGTTAAAAGTTTCGCTTTCATGTAATCCTTTAATTAATTAATATTAAATAGATAATAACACACAACGAACAGCTTGTCAACTATCAATCAGTTATTGACTTGTACCAGGCTTGCACTATAATAATAGATAGCAATTTAACAAACAATCTAGCAGTTATATAGTCGTGTAATGCGTTGCACAACCTCGCAATAGTCGTGATACAATAAATGTATGAGCACACACGGCATACAACCAAGCCAAGCCACCAGGCTAAAAATAAGCAAAAACCGCAGAGAGTTCACCGCCGCACACTTGACTAACTCATACAATGTTTATCTTGAACAACTCCAGGCTGACCCAACACTTGCTCCAACCTTAACGGGTTTGTGTCTAGCTATAGGTTGTTCAATTCATTCACTGCCAGAGTTGAGAGAAAAACACATACAGCTTGACCAAGCTGCCCAACACATTGAAACACTGCAGGAACACTATTTAGTCACTAGAGGGCTAACTAATAAGGCCAACCCGCAGCTTGTAAAGTTCCTGTTACAATCCAAACATAAATATAACGACCAACCGCAACAACTAACCCAAAATAACAATTTTAATATATCGCCCGACCTACTAAAAACCGCCCTAGCTATGATTAAAGACTAGAGCGGTTATATAAGATGACTACCAGGCTAATTACTTATATGATAATCGTTGGCTGCAAATTCCTAAGCCATGATTCTACAATGATTCTTGCCCTAATCTGTTCGCCTGCAAACGCGTTGGATAGTTCTTCAACCTCTGAACCGCTCTTATACGCGCTCATGATGGCGTGTTTTTTTTCGTAGTACTGTTCTATGAACCCTTCCAGATCAGGTCTGATCTTTTTTGCTTCCTTGATTGCGTCCGGTAATAGTCCTTCAATTTCCCAAGTTGCTAATGACATACTTATTTCCCTTCCTGGTTATTTAACATATTCGCGTTCGGTAAAATAACGCCCTTGCTTTCGAGGTAACTGGCTTGTCTTTCAATACTCTGGAGAATTAGAGCGGGGTTGATGTTTGCCACTTCCGCCCGTGCTTCCTTGAGCGTGTTATATCCCGAGTGTTTCAAGGTCATTCCGGTTATAGCCTCAGTTGCGTTCCACCTTCCGCTTTCCTTAAATATAATCACCGTAAACCCTTGACTGGCTGTTATATAAACTTTTCCAAGAACCGGCTCTATCTTAAAGTCATTTCCGATAATCTTATAAAATTGCATACTTACCGTCCTTCCTGGTCTAATTCATACTCTAACGCCTCGATCTCATCGAGTTCTATATCAAAAATTGCTACCTCTAGGTAGTCTTTTGGATCGTGTGACATATAGTCCCTTAATTATTTAATACTATAGATAGAATAGCACATGATACACAGCTTGTCAATAGGCAATTTCAATATACAGTAATGTGAGCGTACCAGGTGGGGCAGCGCGTGCGTGGCGCGTGCGTGTTAGGTACTATAGGACTAGGGGGGGGAGGGGGGGGGAGGTGTGGTAAAAAAACAGTTGGGAGTCCCTATGGTACCAGAGCGGGGAGTAAAGGACGCGCCCTAAGCCAATCTAGGAACCATTTTTTTACAGATATTTACAAATGTGTCATACAATTCATTGACAAATGAGGATAAGTGTCATACAATAATATCTACTCGAGGAAATATATGAAAACCCTATGAAAACCCTATGAAAACCCTATGAAAACCCTATGAAAACCCTATCTATTAGAGAAGTACAAAGAGAACTAGGCAGTATTAAGCTGTCTGATCTGCCTGTACTTATAAAGAAGTATAAAGATTACTTTTGCGTGATGCTATCTTTCGAGGAGTATGAGAAGCTGCTTGAAGCCTCTGAATATCAGCCGCTTGTCTTATATGAAGAGAATCAACAGCTCAGGCGTTGGTTTGAAGAGAACAGGGGCAAGGAAGTAAGAATACCCAGGGTTGAGGATGTCTTTGCATGGTATGAGGGCGACGGCGCTGGTGGTCCCCCGAAAACTGAATCTAAAGCACTCACTGATTTCAAAAAGCAAATGGAAGAGAAGTTTGGTGTTAAGACTACCTTGACCTAGGAGCTGGACCAGGAGTGGGATAGTCGGTGGTTCTTAGAGACTTGACGGCTTCGTACTGACCGTCGGGTGCTTCGAACATAGCCTTGACGACTACTATTGCTCCCACCAGGATCAGGAACAACCCCAGGAAAAACACCAGTCCTTTTATATTGGTTGGGTTGTTCATATCTTTTCCCCTTTACAGGTTTCCCAGCTCTCGCTCGTCCACCCTTACTAGCCGCCCGATCTTTACTGCCTTGATCTTACCCTGCTTGATATAGCGATGTACGGTAATCTCAGAGCATTGCAGCCTGGCAGCCACCTGCTTCTTGGTTAGTAATACTATTTTGTTTTTCATACTTGTATCATAACCTATCACCCCTGCCCCTGTCAAGCACAACTTGTCAAGAGCTATCATGTATTATATAATTTTGATATGCTAAGCGTTGTCATCCCAGTGCACAATTCCCTGCCTACTCTGAAGACCACTATTCAGTCGGTTCTGGATAATACCAAGAGACTAAAGGAGTTGATTATAGTTGACGACTTTTCCAACGGGGTGACGAAGGATTGGATTGGAAACCTGAATCTGGATCACACCCTAGGCATCACCCTGATTAAAGCAAGTCTCCCCAAGCACTCCTGGACCAATAAAGCCTGGAATACTGGAGTAGCCCTAGCTAGTCAGCCATATATTGCCGTGCTTAATTCAGACATTACTCTTTCGAAAGATTGGGATATACCATTGATTGACGCGCTTTATGGGTACACAATTGCTTGCCCCTCTCTGCCAGACTGTTCTATCGCGCCCTTTATGAAAGAGATTGACCCGAGGATGATCCAGGGCTGCGCCTTTATGTTTGAAAAAGAAGATCGAGATATTCTGTTTCCAATACCAGAGGAACTTGTTCACTGGCATGGAGATCGGCTACTTGCTGATCGCGCCAACGCCATGAACGGAGTGTGTATCTCTTCTCTAGCAATCGTTACACACGAACCATCGAGTTCAGCCAAACTACTCAAGCCCTTTGAATACTACAAGACTGTACTTGAGGACTGTTATGCCTACGAGAAAATGACTGGTAAAGACGAATCTATCGTTAAAGACATTATTTGGGAAAATATTAAGAATCTTACTTGAGGGCGACCCTCTCAGATCGTTATTTTAGGCTTTTTTCACACCAGCGTGATATGAAGTACCTGCTCGGTTGGTTGGTTTGTCATTGCCGATATGCCTGCAAGCACCTTCTTTGAGCCAGAGTGTTTTTAGACGGGATTTTTCCACTAGCTCCCCTAGCTCTGTTTCGTTTCTACCTTCAAATTTGACCAGACTCCCTAGCCCTGTTTTTCTAAGATGCGGATTGAATGAGAACAAGTGGTTGGTACACAGGTCAGCTTTATCATTATAAGGAACGGTTTGGGTGGCACTTCCATCATCTCTGTGGCGAACTCTTACCTGGGCAACTTTATCATCAATTACCTCAAAGCAATCTTCTATAAAGCCAGGTCGGTCAAACTCCCAATCATCTTCTAGGTGAAACACATAGGGAGTCTTGACATACTTCATCATAAAGTCGATTGATCTAGCCTGTCCCATCTGCTCTAGCTTCATTAGTCTCCAGGGGTACGGAAGCTTCATCAGGTGAATCATATCAAAGGTTTGCATCCAGACATCTTCAAGTCCAGAGTCGTCTCTGATATAAAACATCTTGATTGGGTAATCATTAAACTTGGCGAAGCTCTCAAGCGTTCTTTTAAGCAGGTCGATCCTGTCGCAAGCCGTCAGAACTACTGTCAATGCTTTCTCTGGACTGTAATCGCCTTTATATAAACTGTGTTTTCTCATAATCTTTCATTCATTGATCCGTTACTGTGGGCGCAGACAACGGTTTCACCTTTATACTTCCAAACTCCATCTTCTTTTGTAACTTCTGGGTTGTGGATGTTAGCGTGCAAGCTGAGGAACAAATCCAGTCCTTCGTACCTGGTTAAATCAGGTCGGCTGTAAATGAATGAGTTGAAGTAGCACTGACAGAGGTTGTCGAATATACCTATCTTCTGTTGATAATCTAACAGCTCATACAGGGTTTTGACCTTCATAGCCCAAGTACCAGAGCAGTAAATCGGCTTATCAAGCAAGTCTTCAAATTCAGGGTGTTTATTGATGTAGGGCTCCCACCAACTGCCTCGGTGGATCACATTCTCGGCAGCCAAGTAGAGATCAAACTCACCTAGTTCGGGCAGCTCTTTTTGAAAGATCACATCATCGGTGTCGGTGAAAACTACATATCTCTCTGGGTCAAGATTTCGTGGGACATACGCATACTTCTGGATATGTCCAGGGTAGGCTATGCCATGCTTGATGAACGACGGAAATCCAGGGGTGATTGGTTGAAACTGAACTGCTATATGTTCTACATCTATGTTGTCTAGGGATTCTAAAAACCTCGGTGCTCCAGGAGTAAACGAACTAATGGACAGCAAGTATGGTTTCATTGTATAATCATATCATAACTTATCAGCGAAACGCAATATGGGCAAATGGCAGAGAACAGGATTAACAGAGGGGACCCTCATATACAACAACTGGTTGAAGAACTATCACCCAGAGTTTTATAGACAGGATTGTGAAGATGAATTTATAAACTGGCTGTACTCTTTCTCTGGCTGGTATGACAAAGACATCTCTGGCAATTTCTTTGATATAGGCGTTGAGGCGGTCAAGAAATCTCATGTTTACCAGAAGTTTCTGTATCACTTCGAGAGGTCTCTTTTTGACTCCCAGCTTATTCACATCATGCTTCATTCGAAATTTCATCTCTCTGGGCTTCATTTGTTTAACGACTACATAAAGCACCTGGGCAAATCTCCAGACGAAAACTTCGGCTACTGGAGCAATGTAGACTACATGAAGAAGTTCATCAGGAACAAAAGAATATTTATCATCAATGCTTTTTCTCCTCTCATTAAACAGAAATATGGGGTCGATGGCTACAGGACTCCGCTAACATTCTTTAACGACGGACCGCACCAAAACTCATTCGAAACCCTAGACTTTATTGTTGAAAAGATTCCCAAGCACTACGACTTGTATCTGGTTTCAGCAGGACCCTATGGATGCTTTATTGTGGAAGAGCTGTGGAAGAAAGGCTTTGAAGCAATGACCGTTGGTTCTGGTTTGCACAACATCTTTCCCCTCGAACACATACCAGAGGAGTACAAGCCAAAGGACTATAAAAAGATTGAGGACGGTAGATACTGGAATCTCCCTAGTACAAACAATAAATGATACCCTTATACTGTAGGTATGTTAGAAAAACTCTTGAAGAAACCTTTTCAAAACCTGGGTCAAAATATGCAGCGTGGTCGCGGGATTAGCTTCTCAGAGCCAGAAGTAGAGGAACTGCCTCCTAGACTCAGTGAAGCGCAGTTGTCTTTTCTAAGGAAAAATCCTGGCGCTACAATGATTGACTTGGGTGGCTCAAGAAAGCCGTCTGCTTCAAAACAAGCACCAGTTCCAACGCCATCTCCAACACCAGCGCCAACTCAAGAGTCATATCGTCACCCAATCTACGACCAACCAATCACTCCGCAGCCAGGAGGTGTTAGGCTAGACGAGTTGCTTTCAGCAACCGCTCAAGCTTCTCAAAACCACGGAGTTCCTCAGGATCTTTTAATGGATATTCCAGCAATAGAATCTAGCGGCGGTCAATTCCCCTACCAGTTAAGCGGGGGTCCTGGCAGGGGTCCGTATCAGTTCGAGGTAGATGGTCAAGGGAGACTGGCTCCAGACCTGCAAGCAAGAGTTGGGAATGATTTTGATGTTTTTTCAGCAACAGACTCGGCAGACCTGGCGGGACAACTAATTGCAGAACAGCAACTATCTAGGTGGGGAAAGCCTGGTGGCACATGGGGGTCGCTTGATGCTTTGATTAGAAGACCAGATGAAAGACTCACTACTTACTACGATCCAAAGACCGAACTAAACCCGTACCTGCCAGAACAATTTAGGTTCTAGGAACAGCTCGACCATCAACAATTTTCCATTGCAACGGACTAAGTTGAGTAATAAATCCACACTCTCTGCATTGTAGGTTTCCCATTTTGTGTTCCACTGGACCGAAGATGTGTTTCTCAAAAGCACAAATAAATGGCTTTGGTGGTACATCCACATACATCACTTTTTCAGTGACATTCATTTTCTCTATACCCTCTGGGGTCCTGACATCAATGGTTTTTTGTTCTTCGGTGAACTCGTTCAGTTTGAATGGGACATCGAAGCCGTCGCTAGTTTTTGTCATCTAGCTCCTCTACTATTTCGACATCTTCATTCTCAATGGCTTTCTCCAGAGCATCTCTGACTCTCAGGTCTTCCTCCAGTTTAACGATTACACTCTTGAAAGCTTGATATTTGCTTTGTAGATCTTGAAGTTGTTCCTGCTTGGTGTGGATGAAAACAGACTTAATTCCGTCAATCATACCCTCATCCCTGCGCTCTCTGAGGGAAATATTTAATATCTGTTCCTCAGCGTCCCTGAGTATGCCCTGCAGATATTCTAGGTGCGGCTTGCCTTCTGGCTTCTCAAGAATGATCTCGGCAATAGCGCCGTCTCTTTGAATTTTGTCGGCTTCAGCCCTACTAACTTGCTTAGTCCTCTTTTTTATTAGACTGAGTAGCTTGTCTTTCCTAGTAATTAGCATCTTTTGGAGTACCATAAGTTAGCGCTGCCCTATTAGTAAATGCTTCAGTATATGATAGCACACCAGGGTTGTTGTACTCGGTTGCATGCCTGAACTCAGAGTTACCGACAATGCGCATGATAGACCACCCTCCCATTCTGTTTTCAAAACCAAGATATGTTGTTGAACCACTCTCTTCTATGTCGACCATCTGGAAGTCAAGCTCGGAGAGCATGATATAACCACTATCATCAACGAGCGCCCTGGTTGGGGTTCCATCTTGACGAACATATGAGAGGGTACCACCACCACTCATACTCATCGACATTTCTTCCATTGCCTTGTAAAAGGCTTTGCCATCGGTTAGACGAACAGGGATATACTCTTTTGGATCCTTGTGGAATATCTCATCAGACAATTCTTTAGCAGTCATCTGCTCCGGAAACTCTGGGAACTCTATTTTGGGAAAGACAACCTTCTCTTGATTGACCGTTATAGGGGTCGGTTCAACCTTTATCTGTGGTTTGAAATCAACCTTCTTAAACTCGCCCGCTAGTTTATCCAACTTAACTCCCAGCATCTTCAGCTCTTTGGTCGGATGGTTGCTAACACTTACGCTCTCAGTGGGGTTTTTAACCGTTACGTCAATCTTCTTGGGGAACTCGGGGTATTTGGGAAACTTGGGAAAGTTGGTTACTGAAACTGCCTTAGTTGGCTTGATAGATCGAACAGCATTATCAACCTTTTTAAGCCACTCCTCAACACTACTAAGGGCACTCTCAACCTTGCTTTGATCGACCTCAACCCTACCACTAATACGCTGTACCTCGGGGAAGTTCTTAACCTCACTTTGAAAGACGGTCTTCCGTAGCACTTTGGTCTGGGAAATAGTAGTATCTTGAATTGTTTTGATAATGTTAGAAACAATCTCCGATATAATTTTGAAGGTCATGTGTTTCCTAAACTATAGTATCGAGATTATAACCCTGTCCCTCGACTCCTGCTTGGTCTGGTCCCATTTGTTCGCCACCTCCGCCCATCATGGCTTGCTCTAGTCCACCGGCTCCCATACCACCGGGGATCTGTGGTTGGCTCATTGCTTGGATTTCTTGTTCAGACTGAATGTACTTGAGGTGTTTCTCGACATACTTCTCAAAGAGTTGGGCTATTGACTCATCCACCAGTATTTCGTCAAAGTGTACCGATACCATTTGGATGAGTTCCATGTGTGGGTCGCGGACTTTGATCTCTGGCATTTGACCGCGCTCGAGCATCATAATGTCTCGCTTGCCTTTTTCGTCAACCGATACCACGATACCCGAGACGTTTTCCATTTCAGGGGTATTGTGTACCAGTGCCTCTGCAATTGGTGCCATATCAATTTGAAGCGCTCCCTGAGATTGGTTGCTCATATTCTGAAGGATCATTGATGTGTTCTGGATACTCGCTTGTTTACTAGCAGGGGTCTGCTTTTTGAGCATTTCCTGGTTCACACTGACGTTGAAGTTTGCGGACACTTGCTCTGGAGCAATCTTCACCAGCTCACTTAGTCCCATTTTACCAGTAACATTAAAGGTCTGCTCCTCAGTGACATACTGAGCGTTTAGCTCCATGAAGTCCTCGGCAATAACCTTAACTACCTGTTCGCTCAAGTTGTCTCGAACCATCTGCACGTTGGTGTCGATATTCTGGTCAAGGATTTGGGCTCCTCTGGCAGTTTGGTTTACCTGCTGGTTGCCGGCTCCAGATGCGTAAAGACTGGAGATACCAGAGCCTTTTTCAATTCTTTGTCCAACCTCTTGAGCCATATTCATTGTTGAGCGACTGTTATCAACCACTCTGATTGGCTGAATTTGAGTTGGATCGCCCACCACACGGATGATTCCATCTGGTCTAGTTCTAAACATCCAGTCTGGGGTCTGAGCGCTTGGTGTACCAGCAATCCACATCTGGAAGGTTCCTTGTCTAATGTTGGTGAGTCCTAGGTTTAATAGTTCGCTGGCAGCAATTTGTAGGTCAGCAAACACGTCTACGAGCGCTTGTGGGTAGAAGGTATCATCCTCTGGGAACGGAGAGAAATCTGCATCCGGGTAATGTCCGTGCCAGTATTTGTTGGTCGTGTCTTTATTGATGATTTTTCTCGAAACGCCATTGCCACCGCCCTCAAAAGGGAGGTAGTAGACATCACCGTCCTGGGTGTGCATACAGAGCATGGCTACGTTGGCTGATTTAAGCGCCATTTCCTCTTTGCTAATTTCGCTTTCGTCTGGGAAGTCCATCTGGTAGTCGAGGATCTTTTTATCGACACCCTTTTTCTTTAAGTCTTTAAGCCACTTCTCATCCCAGTACGCCTCAAGCCCTTGCTCGAGCAGGGCTTCATTTTCTTCCATCATTTCACCAACGGTTTTGTTGACGTGCTTGAGGTAGTATGGTTGATCTCTGAGCCGGGGAATATTTTGGTTTGGAACAAAGACATCCTCAAACCTGGTGAACGAAGCCGTAGCTCTGTTGACCATATTTCTCATTATCTTGTTACGGACAACCTCTCCATCCTCGCCCTTTTCGTTGATCTCTACCGCTGGCTCGTAGAGCCAGCTGGTGTTGAAGAATGCTTTGCCATTAATAAAGCCGGAGTACAGGAGCCTGACATAGAACATGGTCATCTGGAGTTCTCTGAGCTCCCAGTTGGTAAACTTCTGGTTGACTTCTTTTGACTCGTACATAAACTCATTGGTTGGGTCTAAGAAGACCTCTGTGTGAGCGGGGTTACATCTACTAATGTAATTGCGAACCACCATAAAGGTATAGGGATCAGACAGCGCGTAGTCGGTTTCATCGAGTTCTGGATAGTATTCCTGGTTGTACAGGGCTCTATTAAGCTGTTTTTGCTCAATAATAGGATCGGTAAACTCCCTGATCTTTTGGTACCTTCGGTCAATGATTTCGGCTATCTTGGAATTAGTCATACTCATATTCTGATCTAAAAACTATCTAATAGTAGTGTTTGGCATCTGTTCTACCTTATGCCTGATACTTCTGAGCACAGACATATAGTGTACCCTGTGTATTCCCAGTGCTTTTGCAAAAGATCCGTGGTCTATTTCATACCCAAACTCTCTGCACAGTTGAATCAAAAACACCATTTTTTCTCTATCAGTCAGGTTGTAGAGAATGTCTAGCAAGGTATAGGCACCAGTGGTCTTATCTATCAGTCCTTCGACCTCGCTGCCGTTGTCCCCCACATCAAAAGTAAATTCGCCATCCTCCTGCTCTGTTTCCAGCGATGTAAAGCTATATGCTGTTGGCACATAGACTAATGGGTTTTTTTTGGCATATTTTCTTTTCGACATATTTTCCCGCTCCTTATTTCAAAATCGCTGGTTATTAGCTTGTGAGTGTCGTTTTTAACCTGCGGATCTTTCCTAATCCTGCTTCCAGACTGTTGTCGGTAGTATAGGAGGGTGTTCGCCTTATTAAACCTAAACCCGTCTGCCATGGCTCTGATCCAAAAATCCCAATCTTCGAACAAGGGTAGTTCTTTGAAGCCGCCCAGTTTTTCATAGACGGTTCGCCTCATCATTGAGGTAACGGGAATACTCATTTTATGAGCCAGCAAGTCTCTTGCCCCAAGCTTCTTCGGGTTTTCTATTAGTTGGTTTTGTACCTCTCCGAACAACAAAAGGTCGGGATAAACAATGTCTGACTTAGCAATCACCTTGCCACATTGCTGAATAAAGTCGGGAGCTAATTTGTCGTCTGCATCCACAAAAAGTATTAATTCTCCCTTGCTCATTTTAACCCCAATGTCTCTTGCGAAAGCAACTCCTCGGTTTTTATTAAGCACTATTGAGAGACAGGCTTTGTGAGTTGGTCGTAAGTTAGAGCCGTCGTCTACAAAGATGATTTCTCTAGGCAGCACCGTTTGAGCGAGTATGGATGTTATGCACTCTTCAATTTGCTCGGTAGGCTTATTGTAGTTTGTAACGATTACACTAAGAAGATCTGTTTTCATTATTTCTTTTCTGGTGCGTCCAATCCTGTTTTTCTCCTACTGAGTTCGGAAAGTTTTCGGTTCATTTCAATTTGTCTCTCTTTCATCGAGCTCATATCTTCCACCAACAGGTGCAGGTATTCCCAGACATCCATCATAAGCTCTCGCTCACTTTTGTTAAAAAGTAATTTGGTATAACTCATACTATCTCCTTCTGCCTAAATTGGCGTGTTTACTAATGTTCAATCTTGATGTTAAAAATCGTCCAGAACTTTCTCTGGCTGGCTCTTTTGGAGTTTCAACATTGAAGCTCCTCATGTTTACAAAAAAGAACTCGGCAGCGGTTCCAACATGGCTAGAGTTATTATGGACTGGCTTTCTAAAGGTAGCGGTTGTTTCGTGGTCTTCATCCCAGGTTTTCCACCTAAACTGCTTCCAAAGGTCAAGGGTAGAGTAATTCCTCTCGTTTTCGTTCACCTCAATCCCAGACTTCAGATACATCTTAGTGGTCTTCACGCGGTATTCTATTGAGTTGTCCTTAGTATAGGTGTGGACATAAATCCCGATTTCTCCAAGCTTGTCGTGGTCAGACTTCTTTTCAGCGTTGCCAGACCGCTTCATAATGCTTGGGTCGCCAAAATGAGTCGCCTTGGGCAGTTTGCTTATTTCTTCAAAGGCAGCTCTCTGATCTTGGGAGTAGTCAAACATAGAACTAATCGGATTGTTGAATAGCGGAAAGTAATACTCTATCGGCTCATCTTCGTGTAGAAAGCTATCTATTAATCGGTACTTGCCATTCAAAGGATTCTGTTGCCACCAAAGGAACACAGTGCCATCAAGACCATAGTCGCCAGAAACATAGAGTGGCTGATTAACAATGAACGGGAACTTGCCGTAGTCTGCCTGGTCAAGCTCGGTGTAGATACGACCCTTAACAGCCAGACCCCAGTCCATCATAATTTCTCTATTAAAGTCATCCTCAGAAGAGTCGTCTTTTTCTTTTGCTAACCACTTAGCTGTTTTCTCTGGATGTAGGTGCCAAGGGATTTCTATGACCTTAATCTTTTCTCCGTCTAATCCAAACCTCAGCCTCTTTGCCTTACTAGGCTTGCTTCCTGGAGTTGTTACTACAATGCGACACCTAGTGGTGTGCCTAGCACCGCCCCATGCTGAATAAGCGTTTTCAAAGAAAGCAAACTCGTCAAAGAAAATAACTGTCTTACGAGCACCCCTACCAAAGTCGCCAGTACTGCTTTCACCTTCTATGGAATTATTGTTTTCTGGGTTATTGAGCTGTAGGAATGGGAAGTGTTTTCTCTCATCAAATCCGACTGGCAGCATAAAGGCAGGAAGCCTTTCAAGCATATAACCGAGCTTGGAGAACAAGCTAGAGTCGTTACTACCAACAAAGCCGCCCTTTCTGTTGTCAACCATTGCCTCTTTGCGAGACCCAATCATTGCGGTAAACCCAGGTCTAAAAAGCCAGAACCACAGGAACACTCCGAGCATTACATAAGTCACGCCCATTTCTCTAGTCTTATCTATGAAAAGGTCGTTCTGCTCCCCAGTTCTCCATGCTTTCTCTATATTAAGCACTATGTCTCTGATTAGTCGCTTCTGATAGTTATATGTCTTAAAAGGGATGTCTGTCGGGTTTTTTTTGGGATTGTAGATTCTAAGGAAGTTGTCGAAGAAAAACACTGGGTCTGTTTTGCACTTTTCCTTCATTTGTTGGAAAGCTGTTTCCAGCTTTAACATATCCTGTTTGGTCAAGTTTGCTGTTGGGGAGGCTTCATTCATAGTGCAATCGTTACACAGACCATTACATTTATGCCCAATATTATCATAGACTGTCTTTAAGTACAAATAACCACTTTCAGATTTTCGGGGTGCATCGAACCTCGTCATATAAATCGTTAGAGGAAGAAAGGGATATATGGATGAGCAGTCACAGCTTGACACTCAAGTTGAAGAAACCGAGGAGTTAGATCAGTCTGAGGAATCAGAAGAACTAAACCAAGGTGAAGAATCAGACCAAGACGGGGAATCGCAAGACCCCCAGGAAGGTCAGGGGGAATTAACAGAAAAGGGAACTCGCTTAGACCCAGACGAAAAGACAGCCCTTCATCAGCAACTCGCTAATGAAAGACGCGCTCGAATGGACACTGAGGAAAGAGCACTGAGAATCCTTGAGGCTTACCAAAAGACTCAGGAGCCTCAGAAACCCAAAGAAGAAGATAAACCTCTAATTGATGTATCAAGGTTGGAAAATGCGGAAGACGTTAGAAACGCATTTGCTCAAGCTGAGAAGGTCATTCGTTCGTACAAAGACGAGCTAGACACCATAAAGGGTCAACTTGGTCAATCAACTAATTTTATTCAGGAGAACGAGAACTACTCAAGACTCCAGAGTGAAATTACATCCGTCAGGAGTATGCCAGAGCTACAGCCAGGTAGCCCCAAGTATTCAGAACACTTGGAACAGAGAATACACGATGGGTATAAAAAGATAGCCTATGACCAATATGGAAGACTACAGCTCAACAGACCTTCGCTAGAAGACTATGCTTCTAACCTGGTTGAGACATTTCGCCTCGCTCAAAAAGCAGGCAGCTCTCAAGCACAGAAAAGAGTAGTCCAAAAGACGATGGGACGATCAAATAGTAATAATAAAAGAGTGACTACCGATTCTACAGAAGGACTTTCTCCAACAGAAAGACTAGAAGTTGAAATGGAAAAACTCGGTTTTTAATAGAAAAGGACAAAAATGCCAGGCGCAATGTATGGTCAAAGAAATACGACCAGTGCTAGGGACTCTGATCTTTATCTCAATATTGAGAAAAATGTCAAAGATTTTCCCGACTATCGTCGAGAGGTTATCAAACGCCTAGACGGTGGTGTATTTGAAGATGAGGTTAAATCTCATAAGTATGAATGGTCAGCAGCTCGAAAACGCCCAATGAAGGCAGCTCTTGCAGAAGCCTATACTTCTGGAACTTCCTTAGTTGTAGATGAACCAGGAGTTTTCAATGTTGATGATGTTATTTCGGTAGGCGGAGAACAGGCTCGCGTTACCCAAGTTGTCGGTGGTGTTGAAGTTATCTTCGCAGCACTCAGTGGTGAAACAATCCCTGCTTCTGATGTAGGAGCTGTAGTTAGCATCGTATCTGGTGGTACTCCACACGGTAAAGACGCTGACCCAGGTCTGTTCTCAGGGCATGAGGATTTGTACAACTATGTTGGCAACTTTGAGGCAACAGTGTTTGTTTCTTCAACCGATAATGCTTCAACCATTCGTGGTCGAAAGAAAGCAAGCAAGCTCGTTGTTGATGAACAGATGTATCTGACTCAAAAACTGCAAAGAGCAATCGTTTCTGGTAAAAGAGGTAAAGACAGTGTTAATGACATCACCTACATGGGTGGTATCTTAAACCTGATCGACCTCTATGCTCCAGAAAACAAGTTGGACTTTGGTGGAGCTGCTACATGGCAGGGTTCAACTGCTGACAGAGTTATTCAAGACAAACTTGACGCTGCTTTTGCAACGATCTCTGAGAAGGCTTTCAAGAAACCTGTAATGTGGGTTGGACCAGGCTTTATGAGCAGATTCAAACATATTCAGAATGACCGAACCTACACAACTTCCGCACCAAGCGGAACTCGAGGAGTTGGTGTGGTACGCAAGTACGATACTCATGTTTTCGGTGAAATTGATGTTGTGCAGTTGATGGGTCTTGATGATGTGATGAATGACACAATTATCATCACTGATGAGTCTGACATCGGCTACAAGCCTTTGATTGGTTGGAGGACATATCCTCTGGCTAAATCAGGTCAGTCGTACAAATGGCAAGTAGAAGGACTTTACACATTCAAAATGGGTATTCCTGAAGCTCATGTGTACTTCCACAACCTCGGTTTGTAAATAAGCTAGACAAGTGAAAACTTTAGCCCCTCTTTAATCGGAGGGGCTTTTGTATTACATTTAATCAACCAATTATTTACAATAAGGGTATTAGTAAGATACGAAAGGAATTATCATGCCAACTACAGCAGGTGTAACCAGCTTCGTTATGGGCAGATCAGCAGATGGCAATCGACACATGGTCACTTTGAAAAGTGGCGTTGAGTACGATTTAGATCCAGCAACGATCCAATACGAGACGACTGAAACTAAATTCCCAACTTCTGTTTAATCAGATTGGAATTAAAAGGGAGGGGTCAGAAATGGCTCCTCTTTTTTGTTGTGCAATCATTACAAAAGTTGAATTAACCTCATAGAATGATGATATGCGTGAAACAAATCAAGTTATAAGAACTATGGGCGATGTAATGAGATATGTGATGGCTCCGTCAGCAGGAGGAACTGTCCCTGGAAGTAATGAAGAAGAGTACGCCCAGTGGGTGTCTTGGATTCAACAAAAGCAAGAAGAGTACGCTGTCAGAGGATTCTGGCTTCGACTCTTGACCAGAGAAACCATTTCCATTGCTGGCGACACCACTGTTTTGCCAGACAGGTTTCACAAACCCAACGGTCTTTATATTTTAGAGGTTCCAGATCCTAATGGGGACGAGCCAATTAACTACGCTGACCCAGACGACCCACAAGTTAGTGTTGAGATGATTAGTGATCCTGAAGACGAGGACTTTGGTAAATGGCAGATGCGTTTTAAGGAAACACAGGAGACTGCTACGGCAACCATGTGGTATTTCGCAGCACCGCCAGTCCCAGAAGTAGAGTCTGACATTATCCTCTTACCAGGAGACATGGTTGGTTTTGCAGCTCTGGGCGAATACTTCAGGTCTGCTGGCGAAGACGGAAGCCAAGACAAAGCTGAAACCGATGCAGAAAACAGATTTCAAGAATACCTGACCTTAGAGCAGATCCCAGAAAGATCCAAGCTTTTAACAGTTAGTCAGAAAAGAACCGACAGAGTTAGGTACTTAAAGAATTTCTACTTTAGAAGAGATAGATTCTACAGGGGGAATTAATGTTCACCAAAAAGCCGCGTCGTCCTAATCCTCCTCGAAAAAAGGCTGGGAGCAAGGGTTGGAAAGAGGGACTGAACACGCTACCCCATCCATCAATGGCTAAAGACTCGGAGCTCACCGAGTTCATCAATGGTGTTTATACCCAGTATGGAACTCTCTCCAAGAGGCTTGGAACTACCATTATTGGCAATACCGCCGATGATGCCACCAAGATCAAAACAATAAAGTCTATATATAATATAGGAGACCCCAAACACTTCAGGATTTCAGACAATGGCAAGCCAGAGGTCTATTCGTTTGCTAATCAAGTTTGGACTCCGTTCACTGGCACCGCCCCAGACGGGTATGTTGGAACCACACCAGAGTTTGTTGACGGCACACCTATTTTTGATGGAGATGTCAAAACACACATTGTCCCCCTTGCAGACTCGGTTTACTTCCTCAATGCAAGCGACCAAATGGTGTTTTGGAGAGACAATCAGTGGTATGTGTATGAACCACTAGATGATGTAGTTACCAAGCCAACTGTTGCTAAAACAGGAAGCGCCACGGGATCTACGACCTGGTTTTACTATGTGACCTACCACAATGATGTTGGCTCAACTCTGCCCACCCCATCAGCCGTTATTGGCACAGACTCTAATGGAACTGGTCACTATACTGGTATGCCTATCGAGCTGGACGACGACACCTATCTTACGGTCACAATTCCTACTGCCCCAGCAGGAACCAAGCGAGTTAGCATTTATAGATCTACCACGGCTAACATTGGATTCTGGCTAGAAGATGTTATTGGAACTTCGACATCCTATGTGGACAAGGGGCTAAAGCAGGGCGATACCTTCTTTGGCTTGCCCAAGATGAACGATACTGGTGGGCAGAAATTTGTTCATGTCGATGTGTTTCAAGACAAGCTCATTGGTAGAACCACAGAAGGTGGAAGCCAATATCTTTATTGGGCTGGACCTCCATACGAGAATCCTGCCAACGCCCCGTCCTTCTCTCCTATGTGGGGAGGCGGCTACATTCCATATAGACTGGGCGACGGCGGTGAGGTTAGAGGAGTTCATGCCTTTGTTAGCAGCAACGAGAATAGTCTGCTAGTTTTCAAGGACTCTGCTTTTGGTCGCCTTACCTTTGTTGAGGGTGGCGCTGCCATCCAAGACATCAACATTGCCGTAGGCTCTCTCTCGCCCGAGTCCCTACATATCGCTGGCAACAACTTTAGGTTTTGGAGTAGAGACGGAGCTTCCTCAGTCGGACACGAAGCCAACTATGGAAACCTGCTTCGGTACTCTGTTCTCTCTCTTAGGGCTGATGCTATTGCCAGACAACTGACCGCCAAAAACCTACCCGATGTTTGCGGTGTTTATTATAGAAACCTATCTATTTTTGGACTATCAACCCAGCAAGACCCTGGAAACAATGTTTGTTTAGTATATGACGAGAGATACAACGCATGGGTATTGTGGACTAATATCTACGCCAATTCGTTTGCCAAGATGATTTCTGATGTTGATAAGATTGAGCGACTTTACTATGCCTCAGATAGAACCGCAGATGTTCTTGAGATGTTCTCTGGTAGGACAGACTATGGAACTACTGGCAGCAATGGAACGAAGATTACCCTAAGCATTACAACCAAACAGTACGACATGGGAAGCCCAGACGCTCTCAAGAAAATTGCCTTTGCTCGCTTTGTGTTTGGCAACTTGTTTGGCAGCAACACCTCTGTTGGTGTTTCCTATTCAAACATGAGGGGCGTACAGACACTTAGCCCTCGATTTAGAATCCCTAGCGAAATCAACTCTACTGGTTTTGGGAATGTGCTTTGGGGACAAGCTCTCATGGGCGGAGAAGAGAGTGAAGACATCTCGGCTCCAGACAACTCTAATGTACGGTTTATTAATTTGCGACAGCGTGATGTGTTTTGGGTTAAGTTCAACATTCAAAATGACGGCATTACTGACGAGATGAGCTTGCTAGGACTTTATCTATATTACTCAGACTCATCACGACAGCTCGGACACGCACTGAGAATAAGGCAGGGAACTGTTTAATCATTACAAACCAGAGATAAAAAAGGAATAATAGAATATGACATACAAGGCAAACGACGATTACAAAGCAGTTCTAAGGCAGACTTGGATCGCTCCAGACACTACAACTATTCAGGTGACAGCGATTCCTACTAATTTGCCAACTATTGTTACCGCTAATCATAAGCAATCAACCCAGACCAAATTTTCAGTTACAGGAGTTTCTGGCGACAGTCCTTCCAACTATGCGCTCACAGGCGTGACAGTTTTATCTGGAGGAACAGAAAACCTTGCAGAAGGAACCTCTCTCGTGTCAGTGGTCCACGAAGATTATTTCAACCAATATTCAAATGTTGTAAACGACGACTTTATTCGACTAGATGATAGAGCAGACGACCCAGACACCCCCGCCTCAGGCAAAGTAATCTTCTTTATGAAGAACGACACACCGTTCTTTATTGATGATACTGGAACAGTTACTCAGCTCGGATTTAGCTCTCACGAATGGATTGATGTAGCTGATGGTGCTACCATGAACTTTGATCTCTCTGAAGGTGTTAAGAAACTCAAGTTTTTAACAGGAGCCCTGGGAGGCAACAGAGCCTTTACTCTGAGCAACGCAACAGAGGGCATGGTCTTTATGATCAGAGTTAGGCAAGATGCAACTGGCTCTCGCACAGTTACTTGGTTCCCGACTGCCTCGGACACAGTTACCATAACGATTGCCAACCCTGGTGTAATTACCACAACCCTTGATCTTAAAACAGGCACTCCAGTTATATTCACAACCACTGATACCCTGCCAACAGGAATTACCGCAGGAACTACCTACTACTGGATTAAAACTTCTGCAACCACAGGCAATTTGGCTACTTCAAAAGCAAATGCTATTGCTGGCACTACAATTACAACTTCTTCAACACAGGCTGGCACACACACGATGAAGCCACAAATCTTATGGGCTGATGGATCAGCTCCGACTCTTAGTACTGATAAATGGGCTTGGGATGACTTTGGCTTTACAGTACATGATGAGGGTCAAATAACAGGTGTAATAATAGGACAAAATATATAATGCCACAGGCTCAGGCTACTGGCGGAACAATTACCTCAATAACGGTTAGTGGTAAGCCTTGGTTCGTTCATACGTTTACTTCTAGTGGAACGTTTACTCCTCTTAAAAAACTAAAGGTTGAATATTTAATTGTTGGTGGTGGAGGCGGTGGTGGTCGTGATAAAGCAGAAGAATACGCAGGTGGTGGAGGTGGTGCTGGAAGACTTCTAACCAATGTGGGCGGAACTCTTTTAGAACTTGTTGAAGGTGCTGCACAAACTGTTACTATCGGTGCAGGAGGTGCTGCTAGAGGCTCTGGAGATAGTAATTACGGAAATGATGGTGCTAACTCTTCTTTTGGAGCAGGGTCTTTAATTGCTTTAGGTGGAGGTGGTGGAGGTGGAGCTAATTATAATAATGGTAGACCAGGTGGGTCGGGTAGTGGTGGTTCTGGAGATACTAGTTCTGGAACAAGACCTGGTGGAGCTAACGATGCAACTTATGGCGGACTCGGTTATGATGGAGGAACTGGAAATAGATCTAATTCTGGTGGTAGTCGGGTAGGAGGAGGTGGAGGAGGAGCTGGAGGAGTTGGAGGAAACGCTGAAGCTAACGGCACAAGAATTGGTGGAACTGGTGGAGCGGGAATTCAATCATCTATTACTGGAACACCCTTGTGGTATGCAGCGGGAGGAAGTGGTCCTGGTCAGAATGGATCTGGCGGATCAGTTAATGATATTGGAGGAGCGGGCGGTAATAATACAACTTCTGGAAGTGGCGTAGCTAATACTGGCTCAGGAGGAGGCGGACAACGAAGAAACCTTGGAGGTCCACAGAGTGCTTCTGGAGCTGGAGGTTCTGGAATAGTAATTGTGAGATATCAGTTTGTAAGTGTTGGTGGAGGATTTTTACTTAACATGCTTTAACAAACAATTGATATAAGTCATAGACTAACAACATAAGGAAAAATATTATGGCATGGAACAACTTATTATAATTACATTACAAATATTAAGCGGTTACACTAAAATTGAACTAGAAACTTAGATCAAGTTAAGCCGAGAAAAATCAAGGAGAAACATGGCGTATCCAAAACCAATTCCAACCAGCCTCCCTCAAGCAAGAGGGCTGTCAAGTTATTTGCAAATGTCGAGTGCAACCGATCCAAGAGCTGCCAACTATAGACCACCGGTTTATGGTCCTTCAAATCAGCTCAACGCCTATGGTGCGCCAATAGCTCGAGGCACTGTTCTTGGAGAAACTAGAGTTGCTCCAACCGACACTTACACTGGTCAATTTTTACAGCCTACTCCTGGCCCAGCCCCAACTGCAAACAACAATAATGACAACGAATCAAGAGTGAACCCAATGGATGCTTTGCTTAGAAACTGGCAGAACATGACTGGCAAGTTAAGAGGCGCTAGAGACGAAGGCATGAACTACTACAGAGATGCAGAAGCAGCTCTCGGTAGAAAGCGCGGAGAAATTACTCAGGCTTACGATGACACCAGACAAGATATTTTTAACACTTCAGAATCAGGCAGAGGACAGCTTCAGGAAACAGCCGAAGGATCTGGAGCCCAACTAACCAACAGACTTCTTTCACAAGGAGTTGCTGGATCAGCGCTTGATTACTGGAAAAACAAACAAGAAGCTTCCAAAATGGGACAACTTGGTGATCTCTTAAAACGAAAAGAATCAAGCGACAGAGGTAATCTTGCCAATAAGCAAAGCCAAGACAACTGGGCTCTCGGACAAGAAGAAGCCATTGGCAGGGGTCGTGAAGGGCTACAAAGAACTTATCAAGAAGGACTCAATACCGCTGTTGATGCTCAACAGGGTACTTTGGAAAACCTTTACAGTCAGGCGATTGCACAAAGAGCCGCTTTGGAGTCAGCAATTGGAGGCATAAACTCTCAGAGCATTAATCGGTTCGCACCAGTTGGACTAGGCGGATCTGATATTGCAGGATTAGTTTCAGGTCTTGGCAGTATGCTCGGACAAGCTCCTCAAGTTGTAACTGGCGGCGGTCAGCAGTCAATCAATCCTCAGCTAGAGGGAATGTCTCTACTAGATCAAGAGGCAAGGCGCAGAGCATTATTAAGGTAGTGTTCTGCTAAAAGGACACTATGAACCTCTTAGACAGAGTAAAAAATAAGCTCCTAGGAATACCACAACAGGTAGGAAACTTTATTGACCAGGATAAAAGCATGGGCGGTGTTCAGTTGGCTCAGGGCGGTCTTGGCAATCAAGTTGGCAACTTTTTTAATCAAGCTAGACAAGCCGCTCCCATAGCTCCACAAAACTATCAAAACTCTCCATTACAAAGAAATATCCAAAGAGTTTCTAGTGGTTTAGACAGCGTGAATCAGTCGTTTGTTGGCTCTCCAGCAAGACTTTTGTTTGGTGATGGCGCTACCAATACTGGGGCTCCAGAAACACAAGATCCTGGACTTATTAGAGACATATTTGCTCGCCCAGCAGCCCAAATTCCCCTTACTATTTCAGACATATTGGGCGGTCCAAAACAAATGGACACCGCTGGTCCTTTAGAACCAGTTTTTGGAAGTAAGCCACTAAAGTCTTACCAGGAACAAGCAAGAACGGGTGGTCAAGATTTCTTGACTCAAGACCTGGGCATGAATCCACAAACGGCAGAGAAGATGATTCCCCTCATGGCTATAGCTGGCGTTGTTGGAGACATTACTCCGCCAGGTATAGACGATGTGCTTAAAAAGGGTGGCAAAAAAGTTCTTCCAAAAGCAGTTAAGGCTGTTTCAAAAGTAGATGAAATACTTCAGCCAAAGGTCGTTGAAAATTATCTTAGACCCGCTGGTAGGTCAGCCATAGATTTTGTTAGTGGTGCAGACGGGGTTGTCAGCAGGGTCAAACAAATGACTAAAAGAGCAACCAATGATTTCTTTTCAAAGATGCCAGTTGAAAAAGTTGACGGTGGTTTTGGAGGATTACTAGAAGCACCAAAAACAGCCGAAACACTATCTCTGCCGCAACCAAAGCAGGTCATAACTAAGCTGGCTGATCTTAGAAAACTCATTAAAAGAGGAGACAACCTAGAAGGAGTTACCTTTAGACCAAAAAATGCAGACCAAGCCAGAGAAGCGCTCGGCTTAGGACTCAAGGGAAACCAGATAGATGTTTCAACCACTCTAAAACAGGGTGATGAGATGTTTGATGCTGGCGGAGAAATATTGACAGAGCTTCCTGATAACCAAGGAGCCTTTGACTTTGCTAGACAAGCTGGCGAGGAAACTCTGAACACTGGCAACAGAGTTACTAGAAAACTTAGGTCAATGTTCCTCGACACCGAAGACAATCTTAAAAAAACCTTTGGCGGTGCATACGAAGCCTTGGCACCAGTCATGGAAACTTACAAGACTCGTATTGACGATGGCGTTCGCTGGGCACAGGGGTATGAAAATAAGCTCGTTGAACTCACCAATGCTGTTAAACCAGGAAGCAAAGACGATAAACTGCTCAGGCTATTTGCTCAGGGCGACAAGGGCGTACAAAAGGTTGTTGCTGCCGTTGGTCCAGAGAGAGCCGCACAACTAGAGAACACTTACTTGTATCTCAGGTCAATGTATGACGAGATGTATGGATTTATCAATTCTCAAAGAGAAGCTGCTGGATTAAAGAAACTTCCATACAAAGACGACTTTTTATCTCAGGTTGGCGGTTCAAAGGGAAGTATGTTCGATGCTTCAATCGAGGGTTCTCCCAGGATTGCCAATGAAAGGTCATCAGCTATTTTTAGGAAACAGGATGGTAGGGCAACCACTGGCGCTATCGAAAGCATGAGAGACTATCTGGAATACGCACAACGAGCTGGCTTCACCGATCTTTCTGGCAAAGAGTTTAGAGACTATGCTGAATACTTGGGAAAGCAAAAAGGCATGGACAGAAGTGCCGTTGATCAGCTCTACAGAGTCTCACAGAATATTCTGGGCGACAAAGAAATAAACCCAGCATTGAAAACCATTGAAGATTTGACGGGTAAGATGGCTGGCGCTAAAGTTGTTGGTAAAGCCTCAACAATAGTTTCTCAGGCTCTTTCGCTTCCACAGGCTATTGGGAGAGATCCAATCGCTTTTGTTGGCGGCAATATTAAAGGAATATCAAACACTTATAAAAACCTTAGAAACCAATCAAGAGTTCTACAAACTTTTTCAAAAAGCACCCCAAGGGCGCTCAGGACTGGAAACGCTTGGACAAAAGCTGTCGGGCTTGGAGGAGATGTTCTTGTTAAGGGACAGGATATAGCAAACAAGTTGATTTTCAATGGATTTGTAGACAGAGCTAAAAGCATGGGGCTAGATGATGCCAACGCTGTTAAGTGGGCTGACGAGCAACTGGTTAAAATGGTTGGCGACAGAAGACTTGGTATGGCTCCAGAAGCCTACAACACTTTTATTGGTAAGATCTTTGGTCGCTTCACTTTAGAGCCTACCGCAGCCACAACTAGGCTCATTAAAGATGTGGGAGAGAAGAAGTTTGGAGCAGTCCTTGGAACTCTGGTTGCCTGGCATATTGGAAATAAAGTCAATGCAAAATACGGCTCAGGCTTTGAACCATTCCCAGATCCTTACGAAGCTATCAAAGACTCTGTGGAATACTGGGATGGATCTGACACCAAAGAGCAAAACAGGCTCAAGGCTGTTGCCAGACTTGTTTCTGAGGGACTACAAACAATGCCAATGATAAACAATATGTTTAATACGGCGTATTCTGTTGCCGAACTTGCTGGCGCTACAGACTCAGAGGATGTGTTTGGGCAAGACGACTCAACCTGGATGAATGTTGGCAGTCTTTACAACCCTGCTAGTAAATGGGACAGGGAAATTACTGGTGCTCCCATTGTCGATGTTCCTTGGAATATTGCTTCAAATGTTCTGCCATTCTTCGAGCAGGGAGCTCGAACTACTCAGGCTGCTATGACTCAGGGACGAGGGTATGCTCAAACAAAGGATGGCTCTCCAATGTATGAAGCTCCAGAGGGATTAGATGCTGCTCGCTCTCTAGCATTTGGTCAAAGCTCTACACAAAACGCCAGAGACTTTTTTGATAATGACTTTACTGGCTGGCTATCTGATAGTCAAAAGAAAGTGTTTGACAGAATAACCAATCAAGATAAGAAGATTGATTTCCTTCAAAAAGCTCAAGCAAGTCAGGAAAATAAGAATCGATCAAAGTCCAACCTAGACTCTGTTCTTGGTAGTAAAAACAAAGATGGTGTCAGGGAGAAGGATTCTTTCTGGGACAACTTGCTTGGATCTAAATCCTCACAGTCATCTACTCAACCCACCGAGGGTGTTTTAACCAAGCCAACAACCGCTCAAGAGAGATTAGATAACGAAAACTATGTAAAAGAGATGTTCGCTGCTGGACAACCAGTTGCAGACTCAGACCTTAAACTAGCGCTGTTTAACGATTACACGGCTAAAACAGACTCTATTAAACAGCGCAAAGAAGTTTACCAAAAACTGACTACTGCTATGGATGACGAGTTCTACTCGGATGAGCAGAAACAGGCGGTTCTGAAAGCGTCGGGCGCCACCAAAGAGCAGTATGACTTCTATCGACTGGCTGATATGACTCAAACCGAGCGCCTACAAGAAATGCTTCCCTCACTTGGAGACCTATCCGAGCCAGAGAACTTCGAGAAACTAGCTCTCTACAGGGCTTCCTTAGGAGGCAAACAAGTCATGGGCAACGATATGGTCAACTACCTTTATGAGAGTGACTATATTAGCAAAGACCAAAAAGAACTGCTAACCGCCCTTCAATACGATGAAATCACCAACAAGTTCTACTATAAAAAGGGTAGCAAGTATGGCTCGGAAGGCTCGGGAGGGTCTGACGACGGGTCTAAGATTACCTACGATCAGGCGGTAAAATTATTTAGTCCACCAAAGCTTTCTAAAATGAACAGCGGATCTGCTTTCAAGAGTGTGGCAGCAATGAGAGACCCAGGACTAATAAGTAATATTCTGGGCAAGAAAGTGAGATGACAGGGGCTCTAGTTTTAACATGAACAGTATGAATATTATTATCGCTATTGCTATCTTCTTT